CCATCAGCATCTAATGTGATACCACCACTTGAATCAAGCGTTACTGTTGTACCTGCAAGCTCTGCTGTACCATCAGCAGTTATCTGAATATTAGCGTTTGCCCCTGCATCATCTGTTGTAGTAATGTCAAGTGTACCATTTGTTCCTGCAGTAAACACGGCTGTGTCACTAGTAGAGCCTGTCATGGTTATGACTTTACCATCTATGCTTACATCGTCTGCAGTTACGACACCACCTGTAATTGTGCCTGTGGTTGTAATAGCACTTGAGCCGTTATCAATAGCACCAAAGCCACTTGTTATAGAACCACTATCTAACGCACCTGTTGTAACAAGATTAGGCATTGCTGTTATTTCATCGTCAAGATAAGCAGCTAAAGTTTGCACAGTAGTCTGTGCCATAGTGCCACCATGATTCATTAAGATACCATGCCCATCAGACACAGCAGTTGTTCCTATAGATGAACCACCATCTGTCAAGTTTAACTCAGCTGCAGTCGCTGTTATGTTAGTGCCACCAATATCTAATGTTGTTACAGATATTTCTCCTGCTACAGTTACAATGCCATCTGCTAATGTTAGTAAGTCTGTATCATCATCGTGACCTATTGTACCTGCCACAACCATAGCATCTGCTGTTACAGTGCCATCAAAGAAAGCATCCTTATACTGCTTTGAGCTAGAGCCAAGGTCAATGTCATTATTTGTAGATGGTATTATACCACCATTAGTGAAGGTAACTTGTGCATCACCACCTGCTGTAACAGTAATTACATCAGAGCCTGAGAACGCTATAGATGTGTTTGTGTCACCATCTCCTGTAATACTATCTAGCTGTATGTCCCCTGCGTTAGTAAAGTTAGAGTCACTTAAATCAAACGTCCCTGTAACATCAAGATTACCGTCTACAGTAACGTTACCTGCAAACGTAGCATTAGCCCCACTACCTGTAAGCATGGTAGTAGAGCCTGACTTAATTATTAAATTACCAGAGCTATTTGTAAAAGCTGCATACTGTGTACCGTCATCTTTTAGTACTACATCTGCATCCCCTGCATCTAATGTAATATCTGCCACAGCGTCAACAGTAAGGTTATTTGCAGAGATAGTCATGTCTGTACCATCTCCTTCAATCTTTTCGCTGTCACCACCGAATACTACACCAACATTGTTTGGTATATGTACATCAGAAGTAGCTGTAAGATTTATCTTTGCACCTGATGTTATTGTCAGGTCTGTATTATCACCCTCAATCTTCTCACCACTGCCAAATGTTATACCAACATCTGCAGGTATTACAACGTCAGCAGTTGCTGTGAGGTTTATGTTGTTGCCTGTTATAGTTAGGTCAGTGCCATCACCTTCAATTTTCTCACCATCATCGCCAAAGGTTAGACCAATATTAGCAGGAATATTTATGTCACCGTTTGAGCCTACACTAAAGTTTATATCTGTGCCATCAGACTCTATCTTCTCAGCACCTGAACCATCAAGAATAAGACCAACATTAGCAGGTATGATGATATCAGCCGTGCCTGTAAGATTGATGTTGTTACCTGTGATTGTTAAGTCAGTGCCGTCACCTTCTATCTTCTCTCCGTCATCACCAAAAGTCAAACCTATGTTAGCAGGTATATTGATGTCACCACCTGAACCGACAGTAATACTTAAGTCTGTTCCATCTGATTCTATCTTCTCTGCTGTAGCAAAAGTTATACCAACACCTGATGGTATGTTAACATCTGCTGTGGCAGTAAGATTAATATTGTTACCTGTGATGGTTAAATCTGTGCCGTCACCTTCTATCTTTTCTCCATCGTCACCGAATGTTAATCCAACATTTGCAGGTATGTTGATATCTGCACCTGCAACGATATTTAAGTCTGTGCCATCACCGTGTAGGTATTCTCCACCTTTGTCATTAAAGTATAGTCTTTTTGTGCCATCAACTATGATGTCATCCATAAGCTTAAAAATATCGGCAGAAGTATCCCATATTAGTTGACCTGTATTAGTATCACCATCATTAAAGTTTATAGTAAGGTCACTATTTAAAGTTCCATAATCAACACTGTCTACTGTCTTAGTACCAATAAAAATAGCGTTACCCAACAAGTTTGAAATAACACCACCTTCAGCGTCTGATCCATCGTGTGTGTGTCCTGCAGACTTTGAAAAGGCATTTTCTAATCTATTAAATTCAGCATTACTGTGATCTGCCGTGATAACATCACCGTCAGAGTATGAAGATGCTCTTGTGTATGTATTACCCATTTACCTTCTTGCTCCTGTTTGATATTCCATCTGAAATCCCCTCAGTGCATAAGGGGCTGTTGTACCGTTGTCATTAACTCGCACAGCTACCGTAAACCCTGATCCCTCTACTGACTGTCGTAACAAAGGCTCTGACTGACCACCGTATGTTGCTGTGCCGTAAACTCCTGCGCCATACACAGCCACAATGTCACTAGCTGTAAGAGAGTAGGCTGCAGGTCTTGGACTATTTGGGTCTTCATAGTCGTACCGTAAAAGCATGTCAGCACTAATAGAAGACTCTGGTTTGTAGCTTACGAGAACACGATGCATGTGTTTACGTATACCCACATCACCGAAACTTAAATCAGGACTTCTATACTTACCGTTTATTGCAGTTCCATCAAAGTCATTACCTGATTCTTGTCTATATACATATCCACCATCACCACCATGTATAACTATCGTCTCAGTGGCTGTTGACACGGTGTCCGTTGACGTAGGTCGTATCCCTTTTACTTGTGTAATCTCAAACGTTTGTCCTCTTAGTGATGTTAACACACCTTCTGTTGTTGTCTGTGATACACCTGACTTTGTAAAGAATACTCTATACTGTGTTTTGTTAGGGATGACAATAGATCTAAAACCACTAGAGTTTGCAATGTTGTCGTTAAATACAGTTTGAATGGGGGAGCTTATAGTACCAAGTTCAACGTCACCAATTCTTGCTGTACCTGCAACGGTTCTTAATCCGTCTGGTGCTAGGAATATTAGGTCACCTGCAAATTCCTGTATTGTCTGTCCATTTACACACCCAATGTTTCTAGTAACAGGTGTCATCACAAAATCAAAACTTGTTGATCCTGACAGTTTAAATATTCTGCTTTCACAAAAGATAAACAAATCTTGTCGGAAAACTTTGAGTCCCACTATGGTATCGTCAACCTTTATGCTACCACCACCAAGAGCTGCAGAAAAATCATCTTCAATAAAGGGTGAGCTAAACACTATCTCTTGTGGTGCGCTTGACATACCTGCGTAAAACATATGGTCTTTAAACGCTGCTACAAACTTAGCTCCTGATACTGCAGGAGGAAATAAGTCTGCTACTATATCCCCTATTTCGTGAGCTGCAGCAGTGCTACTTGATGTTGCTCTTGTAACACCTGTAAAAGTAGTAGCTGTCTTTCCTGTGTACGTAAAGGTTTCATTGTTTATTATAAAAGATCCACTGCTACCAAACTGCGATGTGTCTCTTACTGTTATAGTTCCTGAGCCTGTCATGCCAGTGCCTGAGGCTATTGCAGCTAGTAACGCAGTAGCTTCCCCTGTTCCTGTACTGCTTGGTGCTACATCTGTGGCTGCAAATGAGGTGTTAAATACTGTCGGTGCATTAGCACCATCAGCTACTATTAGTTTGTCGTTGCCATCAAAGTTAAATCTTTCAAAAGTATAGACACCTGCACTTGTTCTGCCACTATCTCTTTCTGTCCACGATCCACTTCCGGCTGAAGCTGTAAATATCTTTTCGCCTCTTGCTGCAACTATCTTATCGTTAAATATACAAGACAGTAAAACCTCTTCTGTAGATGCACTTGTTACTGGTACTATGTTATCGTTATACTTAGAGAACCCATTTATGCGTCTGTATCCACCGTTAATATCTGGCTCAAAGTTAATAAGCTCTAATGCTTCACCAGGTTGCATACCAAAAGTAGATTTGTTTAGTACCAATCCCCCCTGCAAAGGAAAGGCTGCAGGAGATGTCTGTGAAAGATCAGGCATTAATTCAATGCTCCTGAGCTAAAATATCCTGTGGGTTGTTGTATTACTGTAGAGCGTACATATTCGTATTTGTTTACTAGTAAGCTCTGCATATTCTTTATGCCCTGTTCAAACCTACTAAAGTTAAGTTGATACTGTGTAGTCTCCCCTCTGTACTGATAAACAAAAGCTGTAGCTCCATCTATAATTACAGGGTCAAATCGTGCAGGTATTGTTGTCGTGTCTGTTTCTGCAGAAAGATCTGTGGGAAAAGCAAAGTAGTCGTACTTTAGTGTGTAAGCTCTATTAGGAAACGGAAACAATAGAAAGTTATTATCTAATGTCCTAACTATAAATCTAGGCACAGCACCATTATCAAATTGTGCAACAGATGTTCCGTTGTCGTGTGTTGCTGCTGTTGTTCCGTTAGCACCTCTTGTACAACCTGTTAATGTATTCGTGCTAATACCTGTGTATGTTATCTCTTCGTTCTCTATAAAGATTCTGCCAGTGCTGTCAAAGCCTGTAGAACTTGTAAGATCTATTTCTGTTTCACTAGCATCTAGTGCCTCTGCTAGTGTTGTTGTC